TCTTCTGTGTCGAAAATCCCAGGCATCAGAAAATCTCCCGAAGAACTGCCTTATGTTTTGTACGGATATTTCCACGGAGGATGGAAATTGTTGTGGCAAAAGAAAGAAGAACTGTGTTGTCCAGAACTGGAGCATCTTCTTTTGTGTTCGCCCGATAAAATGCAATTAGAGTTTCTACCAGGATTCTGTGGGTTGTCGAGATATAGCCGACGCGATTGTTTTTTGCAATGGTGGAAATCAAATCCTGGATT